GACCTCGCGGCCATGCCCGGTGACCAGGCGCAGCGAGTCCGTCAATGGCGCCCACACATCCGGCAACGGTACACTCGCCAGCTCAATGGCATCAAAGACCGTAGAGAGCCCAGTGATTTGATTAGCCTTGTCTGCCGCCTCCTGCGCCGCTTTGGCCGAGGCCGCCGCGTCCTCGGCCAGGCGGGCCACTTCATCCGTCGCGGGCTTTAAGTTCACGCGGGCGCGCTCGGCCAGGCTTGGCTGCGAGGCACGCTCCGGTACGGGTACCATGGTGTGTTCCGGCGCCGTCATGATGTCCAAAAATGCCTCGACTGCCGCATCCAGGCGCGCAACGGCGACATCTCCGTTTAGTGAGTTCATCGGGTCTCCTTATCAAATCCCAGCGAGCAGGCCGCCTGCACGGCATCGGCCCATTCATGTTCAAAGTACAGGGCGGCGCGCACCACCCGGGCCCCCATCTCTATTCGCCCGCACACCAGGGCCGCGGTGACCGGATAGGTCACCTGGAAGCGATAGCGTCTGCAGGTGCGGCCGTAGTGCTGGATCAGGCTCTCGATGAGCGCCTGGTTGCGGGTAAAGTCGTTGTCATCCATCTCGACGAGAATGACGTCCCAGGGGTAATCAGGTTGGCGCTCGTGCAATTTGCATGCACCCAGCCCAAGGCGCTCAAAAATACGGTTGAATCCCGCCACTTCACCGGCGTCCTGGGCGTTCACAAACGCGAATTTGACCCGTTTGCGAAACAGCTCCAGCGGCTCGCCCGCCACGCGGACCATGCCGCGCTCCCAGGCGATAAGAGAAAGTACCGGCAGGGCACAGGTGAGCGGGTCCTGATCCAATGGCAGCAGTAACCAGCTGCGCACCTTGGCCCAGAACGCCATCACCCCCTTGATCAAGAAGGCGGGCTCAGCCAGCGTGCGGCTGATAGTGGTGCCATCTTCCCACCAGGGCGCCGTCGTGCCTGGCAGCGTCGGGGCTTGCTCATCATGCTGGGTGCGAATGGGATCACTCACCGAATGTCACCTCCAGCGCGGTGAGTCGCGGGATATTGAGCTGCGCAACAATGTCGGTTTGGGCGAAATCCAGACTGTGGATCTCGGGGAACTGGCGATGCAGCTCGCGGCCCAGTTGCGAGAGTGAAAATCGGGTTTGCGGCCAGGTGCGCGTCACATCCGGGAAGGCGGCAGACTGGCGAAATGCAGCGCGAACCAGATCCACCACGCCTTGCTTGAGGTCTGCCAGCTGCGCCTGTGACAAATTCGCCACCGGCCACAAGGTCAGATCCAGGGTGTGCTGCGTCTCTGGCATCGCCATCACCAGCACGTCATCACCATGACCGTGATTGCCGTCGGTCATCACATAGCTGTTCAGCCGCTCGATGAGCGCGTCCGGCGTGCTGCCCACTTCGAGCAGGATGTAGACGTTGGCCGTCCCCGGGCCCCTTGGTGCGTCGTGCTTGAAAAAAACATGGTCGGCACGAATGCCCGCGACACTGGCCAGCATGGAGCGATAGATAGCGTCGATGTGGTAGCGCCCCACTGCCGAGAACTGGTTTTGGATGCGCAGGCCCAGCGCGTCATTGCTCTCCTCATCGGCGCCCGGGGTAACAATCCAGTCCCGCTCATCATTACGGGCAGAGAGGATCCCGTTTATCGGTGCGCTCAACAGGTTGTAGTAACCCGGCGCCAGCCCCCAGGCCACGCCGGGGCCCTCCGCCTCGCAGATAACCCGGGCAATTGCCTCTCCGGCTGGGCTTACCACGGTCTGGATGGGTTTCATCCGGTAGACGGTGCCGTTGATGCGCTCGGTGGTGACCCAGATATCGGCGGGAATGGTCACTGTGTCGGCCGGATTGGCCTTCACAAAGCCGATGATGCCGATGGTCTTTTGGGCAGGCTTGCGCGTGAGGTCGACATCCCACGCCTTGAGTTCGAGATAGGGGCCGGTCGCGGTGGCCGCAAAGGCACTGGGTAACACATGGCCCGCCAGCAGGGTTTTGAGCAACCAGAGGGCCGGCTTGATGACGACGCCGCGCACCAGACGCCAGAACGGGCTGACATCAGAGTCATTGGTGATGAGGGAGCCTGCGGCGATCACCTCTTTTTTCAGTTCGGCTTCGACCGCCTGCTCGGTGGTCGGGATCCCGGTCTGCTCAAGCAGGCCGATAAAATCGATAGTGGGACGAACTTTCACAGCGTGACCTCCAAATGGCCGAATTCGTAGGTGCTGGCCACCACCTGCACGCGGCCGGCGGCCTCTTCGCGAATGAGGATGGTGCCCGGCACCAGGCGCACATCGTTTTCAACCAGCAGCTCGATCTCGGTCATCACATCGGCGCGCAGGGTGGGGCTGCGCTCACCGATAAGCTTGCGCGCCAGCCCCGACTCCATGATGCGGTGCTTGATGTCCTGGCCAATGCTGTGGCGGTCCTGGGTGTAACGGGGCTGGCCGCCGGCATCGAGCTGCCAGGCGCCATCCATGACCAGAATGTCGATGTACTTGGGCTCACTCATCCACGTTGCTCCAGCCAGGTGTTACGGCTTAGCTCTTCAGGGGTCATCGGGTTTTGCACATACATGTTGATGTCCCCGGTGGTGAGGGTTTTTGCTGGCGGTTGGCGCATAGCCGTTACCGATGCGTTTTTCTGGATGAGCTGCTGACCCAGACCTCCCACCGCGGGCGCGCTGGCCCCCTGCTGGCGGTAGCTGGCCAATGGGGAGTTGACCACTTGGGCGGGTGCGTCAATGGGGGGATTAATTGGGATGTTGATATTGCCGTGTTGTGGCATGGCCAGCGCAGGCAAGTTGCCCATCTCGATGTTGATCCCGGGGATCATGTTGAGCTTGTCGATCAACCAATCCACCGCGTCACCCAGCAACTCGAAGGGGCTCAGGTTGCTCATGAATGTCATGAAGCTATCCCAGCCAGCCTTGAGGCCGTCGATGGCGGCGCCCATCAACTCGAACACGCCTATGTCAGCTAGGACGGCCTTGATTTCATCCCAGTAGTAGAAGACGGCGGCGGCGAACAGGGCAATGCCGGCGACAATTAACAAGATGGGGTTTGCCATCAATACCGCGTTCACCGTCACCACGATGGCTCGTAATACCGTGAAGGCGGCGCCCAAAATAGTAATGGCCGCTTTGACTACCCACAGGGATGCAGCAAAGGCATAGGTTACCCCCTTTGCCAAGATGCAGACCGCGACCCAGGCGACCATCGCGACCTTGCACATCACAACCCAGATGGTTGAGGCCATGGCAGCCAGCTTGAGCGCGCCAAAGGTCAGTGCCCACGCCAGGGTGGCGAGCTTGGCCACGCCTGCCAGCACCAGCCAGGTACCGGTAACGATGCCAAGGCCGGCGATGGCCAGCACGGTGTAAGCGACGAGTTTGGTGAGGTTAGGGAATATCTTGGTCCAGCGCAGGACGACGCCCGCGCCATCGGCAAACACCCCCACCACCTTGTTGATGGATGGCAGCACCGCACTGAACAGCGCCGCGCGGATGGCGAACCATGCCGCCCCTACCCGTTCGTACTGGTCGGTCATGGCGGCGGCCATTAAGGTCGCTTTGTCCATGCCGCGAGCCTGACCCAGTGCATCGATGCTCCCCTTGAGGGCGTCGGTGTCGCTGATCAACCCCAAGATGACGGGGGTGGCGGTTTCACCAAAGGCCTTCCCCAAAGCACCAATCTCCGCCCCATCCAGCTCCCCAAACTTGCCCTGGATCAGCTCCAGGATATTGACCATTGGCAGCATCTGGCCGGTGGCATCATAAAAGCTTAACCCCAGCTCTTTGCCGGCTTTGGGGATGGAGGACAGGAACGACTTGTAGGCGGTACCCGCAACGGCGCCGCCCATGGATGCCTGCAGGGTACCCAGCACCGCAAACTGTTCATCCATCGAGATGCCCAGCGAGGTGGCGGTGGACTGCACGCCCTGGAAGGCATCCGCCATGCCCTGGCCGGTGGTTTTGAACATCTGCACCGCGGTGGCAGTTTTACCTGCAACGGCTTCGACCCACTCAGCTTTACCCATCACGGCGGCTTGCTGTTTGAAGATGCCGTACATGGTGCCCATGTAACTGGTGATGGTGCCGGTATCAGCTTTGGTAGCGGCAGCCAGCACAGCAGAGGCGCGGGTAAAGGCGGGAAGTTCTTGTTCTGACAGCCCGCCGATGGCGGACTGGATATCATAGGAGGCGCGCACGAACTCGGTGGCGGACTTGCCGTATTCCACGCTAAAGCGCAGGGCTTCTTCGCCAAGGAGCTGCAGCCCGGTTTGGGATACGTCAAGGGAGGCGACTTCGCCGAGTGCCCGGTCCATCTCAATGGCGGGCCCAAGTGCTGCCTGGATAGCCATGGCCCCGGCGGCAATCGCCGCGCCGCCGCCGGCGAGCTGGGCAAAGCCAGCCCCTGCTACCTGCTTCACCTGAGCCAGCTCTCTTTTGATGCCCTGCAGCGGCCGGGTCGCGGCGTCTATCAGGCCGATGCGCATCATCAGTTGTTCGGTAGCAGAGGCCATAAATTACCCGTTAAATGCAGTAGCGATGCCGTGCGCTACGCTGTTTGCGCTGCGCTCGGCGAAGTACTTGTCCAGCCAGAGGGCGCGGGCCAGGCTATCGAGCTCATCACCTTCACCGGGCAGGTAATGACGGCGAAGCGTCAGTGCCTGTTCCAACTGGTTGTGCTCGATAGCCTCGGCGCGCACGGTTAGTTTTTTACTTCGATGTCCAGGTCGGGGGCGTACTGCTCGTTGACCTTGGCGACAATCTGCAGGGCCGCGCCCGGGCGTGCCAGCAGGCCTTCCAGCGCTTCTTTGCTCTCGGTGCAGACAATGCGCTTCAAGTACTGATGGGACGGGGCCACCTTGTCGGTCATGGAGATGCCGTTGATGTAGCTGTTGTAGGCGGTCATGGTCGGGGCGAACTGGATGTCGGTACCGGCGATGGTCAGGGTGATGGTTTGCTTGCTCATGGGGTGTTTTCCTCTTGGGTAATCCATTGGTTTAGGGTGTTGAGCTGGGTTTGGCAGCGGCGCAGCGCACCCTGCAGGGTGGGGACAAAGGCCACAGCCTCGCCCCAGGTAGTGCCATTGAATTCAGGTTCCGGGCAGTGGGGAACCAGCCCTGGCGGCGGCAGGCGCTTGACCACCTGGGTGGTTATCACGGTGTGCGGCGGTGGGCTTGAGCAGGCGCAGAGCATTGCCAGGCAAAGGCTCGCGAGCACAATCCGGGCGGCCTGCCGGGGGCGTGGCCAAGGCATGTTGCAGGTCATCGGCAGTTTTCCTCTGTTGCTGGTCGAGCGCGGCCATCTCGGCGTGCTGGCGCGCCAGTAGCTTGCGCAGCCCCTGCTCCTCTTTGCTCAGCGCCTCGAGGGTGCTGGACTGGTGCGTGTTGACCTGCTGCAGCACGTCGATAGTGCCGTTGGCGGTAGCGAGCGCAGTGGTCAAGCGGCTGATGTGCTTCATGCCGCCCAGGAACAACCCCAGCAGTACGGCAAGGGCGGCCAAGATGAGAAGGTCGCGCTTCATGCTTCCCCCGCCGATAGGCCAGCTGGCGAACCAATAGGCAGCTCGCCCGCAGGCAGCGGCTCACCCTGCGGCCAACGGTAGCCAGTGACGCGGGTCAGCGGGAATTCACGGATATTCACCTCGTCACTCTGGTTGCCGCCCAGCACCAGCAGGTTGCCAGCCGGGGATTTACCGACCACGAAGCCCACGTGGCCACCGCCGGTGCGGGTGAACACAACGACGCAACCCAGCACGGGAGCATTCAGCTTTGCCCCCCAATCCAGATAACTCTTGGCGCTCTCAAAACGAGTGGACTGGATGCCGACTTGCTCCAGACAGGCGCCCACGAACGCGGCGCACCAGGGCGTTTCGTCATCTTTGATGCCGCCGCGCTTGATGGCTTTCCACATGTCCAGGATGGCCTGGGCATGCTGTGAGCCCTTTATCTCTTTGAGCCCCAAGAATTTGCGGGCTTCAATAATCCAACGCACGTCAGACCTCCTTCTTTCCGAGCAGCTTCGCTGAGTGCTCGCGGATGATGTCTATCCCCAGCAGGCCAATCATGCCGCCCAGCAGTGGCGTGGCTTCTTGAGGGATGCCTATCAGATGAATACCGGTCGAGACCGCCAGTGTGATAAGGCCGCACAGCAGCGCTTCGATGAGCCGGCGGCGACCCGAGCCGCCGCCATAGGTGATGCGCAAAAATGAGATGGCCAGCGCCAGCAATGCCCCGTAAACCGCGGGCCAGTTATCCATTAACCAGGCAATGGTGATAGCCCATAGCGTGGTGTCTTTGTTTGGCATAGCGTTCATATCCTGCTCTTTGAATGTGGGCGCAACTCTTGGCGCCCCTTGCAGGGCGCGCACAGGCGCACGCCCGGGATGGCTTGACGGCGGGCCTCTGGGATAGGGGCACCGCACTCCTCGCAGTGGTGCGCGCTGTCCCCCTGTCCCTGGCTTTTGCCCAGCTGGCGCGCCAATTGGGCATCAAGCATGCGGGCTGCGTGCGCCGTGGCGCGGTCGATGTCGTCCATGGCTTAGCCGAGAAGGTGGCGTGTATCGTCGGCGGACAGGTACGGCACGCCATCGATGTGGACAAAATCCGGGGAGGTGACGAACCCCTTGACCTTGTGCACTGACTTGGTCCCCCCTTTGGGGTCGACATCCAACACATCGGCCACGCTGAGCTTGACGCCAAAGGCTTCAATCTTGAGCTCTTCCTCGCCAGTGTTGGCGTAGAACAGCACGTCTTCCGGGGGCAGGCTGCGATAGCTGCCCGCTGCCCTGGCGGCGCTGCCGAGTAACTTGAAGTTCTTGGTATCGAGCTCGAACTCCAGCTCTGCGGATACCTCGCCATCGACAAAGCCATCAGGTACGCCGCGAGTGGTGGCGACAGCCGAGTTATCGGTAATGGACAGCGTGGCTTTTTCCACGTGCACCATGGTGTTCATCAGGGTGATGTCGAAGTTCATCCCCGAAAATCGCTTGGTCATGGCTTAGCCCTCCCCGTTATTGAGGCTCAAATCGAGCATGATGTTGATGGCGATCCCCTTCGGGCAGTCGACGGTGCGCACCAGCACGTAGATGGCCACGTGGTTTTTGTCTTGCCAGGTGAGGGTGATATCGCCGTCCTTGGGGGAGGCAATGTCGCCCGGGAACGGCTGGCCGTTAATGACGGTGGACTTGGCCATGGCGCGCAGGTCTTTGCCAAAGAAGGTGATGGCGGCGGCAGTGCTGCCGGGACTTGAGTTCAAGGCGCGATCACCGATACGGGCGATGCCACGAATACGCAGCCGGCGGGCCACCTTGTAGGCCACGCGCAGGTTTTCAATGACCTGATAGTCACCGCCTTCGACGTCGAGGGTGCGGCCATCAGCCCAATAGATACCGTCATAGTCCGGGTACCACATCGGCACCGAATAGCGGTTACCCTCCAGTGCCTGCAGGGTGGCCAGCGGCAGCGGCACGCCGTCCTTGTCTACCGGTGCGTCACCCAGCCCGACCAGGGCCCCGGTCTTCACCCGGCAAGGGCTATCCGCCACGCTCACCGCGCGGTTGCACAGGCGACCGGCATAGGCACCGATGAGGTTGGGCCACAGCTGCGGCACCAGGGTGACGGAGCTGGCCGCAATGCCATCCTGCAGGGCGGCCAGGGCGGCCTCGTATTCGCTCCAATCTTGGGCGGTACCATCTTTGCCGACGGCGTTGGCGGCAATGCCCGGCACGGCGAGCAGCATGAACTGCCAGCGCCCCCATTTGGCAATCAGCTCCTGACTGAGTGCGTGAGCGGCGTTGATGCTCGCCTTGTCCCACACCTGACCCAGTACCACTACGCCTTCAAAGGACTGGGTACGCTGGGCGGCCCGGGCGGCGTCTATCCATGAGGCTTCACCGGCGGCCAGCACATAGACGGCAGCGGTCCAGTTCTGGCCGGCGTTATCGCGCGCCGCCAGCAGGTTACCCTTGAGCTCGCTGTTGCCACTGCCGAGCAGCGCATCCAGGTCTGACTGGGTATTGACCGATAGCAGCTTGCCGGCGTTCGTGGTGCCGGGGCCGATAAACAGCAGGTGGCGTTCCACCTCGTTGGTGGGCCCCTGCATCTGATTTAGGTTATTGACGATGACATTTGGCCACATGGCGCAGTCCTCTTTGATGGTTATCAGGGGGCGGTATGCGCACCGCCGCCGGCATGGATGGTGATGTGCTCGGCAACCCACACATCGAACGGGGCCACGCTCCACGTTTGGCCTTGCCAGTTAATCGGGCCGGTCGGGTCTGGCACGATGTGCAGCGGCTCGCAGAACTGCAGCTCAATTTCGAGATCTGCCGTGAGCTCATCGTTGGGCACGACCGTGTAGGTCGGCTCAGGCAGAGCGAAATCGTCCCGATACTCGTCGTGCTCTTGCACCCAGCTGGCAGCCACCGCAATCAGCGTCTCGGTGCGGCACTCACGAAAGGGCAGGTTTTCAAGCGAAAACACCGCGGTGTAGTTGAGCCAGGCCACCACCTGGCCGGTGGGGCCCATGTTCTTGGGCTCGAGGCGGATGGTGCCGCCCTCCATCCAGCTGTCCAGAGCGCGGGCGCAGCGGCCTGGTAACACGCGCACCAGCTCCTGATGCATGGCTGCCAGAAAAAATCCTTGTGGGCGCAGCTCAGTGGCGGTCTGGGTCATAGCAGCGCTACCCCGACTCGGCGCTTACCCTTGATGGTGCGCACCAGTTGTTGGCTCGTGGCGAGCAGTTGATCGCGCAGTGGTACCGAACGTTCGGCCAAGTCTTTGCGGGCATCACGCTCGGTGACAGTGGCAAACTCGGGCAACAGGGCCGCTTTGGCGCGGGCATAGACGGCGGCGATGTAGTTGGCGGTCAGGGCGTTGTCGCCGTGGACCATGCGCGGGCCGGGCACGTCCCGTGATGAGGCGTAGCCTCTGGCCTCTTGCCTCTCTCGATACTCATCAAGCTGCAGGTTGATTTCACCGATGGCAGCCAGCAGGGCCGCACCGGTAGCGGTGCTATCCATATCTGCCGGCAAAGCGCCACTGCGCTCAAAATCACCGACAAAAATGTCCGGCCAGAACCCATCGTTGGTGATGGTGCTGGCGCTGTACCCAATGCCTTTACCTGAAATCATCTGCAGCCCTATCAAATGGGGCGCCCCTGAGGCCACGAAGCTGAGCTGATGACAGCGGTATGCTGCTGGCTCACTTTCGCCGGGGCGCGGTGGCTGGGGAGTTGTTACGCCGGGTTGAGCGCCCGCAAGCGCATCGCGATTTTGTGGCGCAGGGTACCCACGCCAATCTTGCTGTGCGTCTTCTCGGCCAGCGCCAGCCAGTGGTCTGCCTGCTCGAGGGCGGCACTGTCAGCCAGCGCGCTTGGGCGCGGCTTGCCGTCTTTGTCACGCAAGAGCAGGTGGCCGGCGAGCCGGTACCACTTGGCGGTGGCTTGCTCGTTAAGGCGCCAGTCACCCCGCACCTTGTCGAACACCCGGGAGAACCAGGGCTCCACCCCGTGCCCCAAGGCGGCTTGCTCTTCGGCCCACACCAGCACGGTGTCGGCGGTGAAATGGGCCCAGTCGCGCTTGATGTTGCTCGGGGTGCGCTGGTTTTGCTCAATGGCAAGCAGCGCCCAGGTGATGCCGGTTTCCAGATCGTCGATATCAAACGCCCAGATAATGAGGCGCTGAAACAGCTCGTTCTGGTACACCGTGCCGAGCGCTGCCAGCTCCAGGTACTTGTCCACATAGGGGCGATATTTGGGGAAGAGTTCATCCCGTTTCATCGCCACTTTGTCGCCTCTACGCACCAGGGACTTGAGACGCTTCATGTCCTCTTCCAGCGCAATCAGCTGCAGGTGCAGGCTGTTAGCCACCAGGCCAGTGGCTTGCCCGGTGGCGGCCGCTTTGGCCACCCCCTGAAGTGCCAGCACGCGCTGCTTGTGACGAATACCCGGCGAGCTCATCGTTAAGCGATCCCTTCCTCTGTGCCTACGCCCTCTTCACTGGCAGCCTTAGGGCCGCCAGGGCGGGGACCGATCACCACATCAGCCTCTTCAAAGCTACCGAAGGCCTCATATACACCGATGGCGTACCCTTCTTGGCGCCAGTATTGGTTTTCAAAGCCCTTGGTTTCGTCGTTGTCGGCGGCCTTGCGCTTGCGGGTGTTGCGCTGGGTATAGATGTGCAGGTTGGCAAGCGTGGTTACCCACAAGCCGTTGCTTGGGAAGTACGGCGGGATATAGGCCGGACGCCCTGCGATGGACTTGGCCAACTGCTGCGCCGCAATCTGTTCGGTCGGCTTGGTGGCTTCGCCGTAGAGCTTGGCCTGGGCTGCTGCGACCAGGTCGGTACCGATGAGCACAACCAGGCGCGGATCGGTGCGATAGAGCGGATTGATAGTGCTGTTGATGAGATCAGACACCATCTGATCCAGGGTCTTGTAATCCCCCAGACCGTCCGGGTCGAAATAGATCTTGTCCCCCTCTGCGGCCTTCAACACTTGGGAGCCGTCATTCCATTTACGCGCCAGCTGTTGCCAGCCGATATTGACGTCTTCGCCGAGCGGGAATGCTTCAGGGTCAGACTCGTCGGCAATGTGGGTGCCGTTGAAGCCCACCCGTAGCATGTCGAGCGCAAAGGTCTGGTTGGTGAAGTCGGCGACCAGTTTTGCAAATTGCCCCGGGCTGCCGGCATTGGCCCAAGAGCACAGGGTGCTCCAGTCCAGACGGACGCAGGAGTCGGTTTCGGTCAGGCTGTACTTGTGACCGCCCACCCCGACCTTGCGGCGAAAACGCCCTTCGGTCTTGCGGCCGGTATGCAGAGCGCTGGCGCCCACTTGCACCACCTGACCAGTCAGCTGATCAACGTCCTGGCAGGTGATAAGGCCAAGGAAACTGGTCGACTCCAGAATGGCTGCACGCAGCACCGTCTCCATGGGCTCTGACACCGAAAACTGATGGGCCAGGGCGTTAACAGGTACCCCGTAGGCCTTGGCCAGCTCAGCGGAGAAGTGTGCCAGGCATTTTTCTGCCTGGGGGGTCTTGGATTGACTCACGGTTGATTCCTTAGCAAATGGTCACGGTGGTGTCGTTACCGCCCAGGCCGTCAGGGCGCTGGTTTGGCACTTCTACCGAGAAGGCTTCGATCTTTTGGTTCAGGGCCAAGACCTGATCGCCAAAGCCCTTGATGGTTTGCTCCATCGCGCTGAACTGCTCGGCAGTGATAGCGGACACGGGAGCGACTACCGGCGCAGTCACAGGCGCGGGATCGGCGACAACCGGATCGGCGATGGGCGCTTCTGCTGGCTTGCCCATGGCGTCCACTTTGGCGCTGAAGGTTTCAATCTTGGCGCCAAGCGAGGTAAACAACCCTGTCAGCTGGTCCATCTGTTCTTTGGTCATCTCGGTATCATCCTTTGGTGCAGGGGCCGCCTCGGCTGGCGTGGAGCCATGGCCGCCCAGGAAGTTAAAAATCTGATGTAAAAGGCCCACGCGATCGCCTGCTTCTGGCATGTCTGAGGGCAGTGAAAAGTCACAGAGATCCAGCGGCATGCTGTGGCCGATGATGGGTTTGTCGTGCTTGGCGGAGAACTTGAGCATGGTGGTGCCGGTACTGGCGGGCACATCGGTGACGCCAATGCCGAACAGGTAGGTTTTACCTTTGCCGGCAAAGTTCGGCATGGGCTCGATGGAGCAGAACCGCATTTGTCCGCGCTGGTTCTGGTAAATCAGATCCCGATTCGGGCTTAGCACCGCAAACAAGGTGAGCTTGCCATCGACGGTATCGGCCTTGAGCGCCTGCACGTGTCCCATGTTGTCGCCCCACTTCATGTGCTTGGGCCAAAGCTGGGCACAGTAGAAGGTGGGGTCGTAGGTCTGGGCCATGTCGTTTATCCAGTCGGCCGAGATCTCGCGCCCGTCAATGGACTCGCCTTCGGTGGCGACCGCTACCCAGCCGGTACGCAGTGATGAATCAATCGGTGTTGCCACGGCGGCCCCCTTGTATCGAATTGGCGCCAGATTATCGGGAAGGAAAGGGGGCTGCGCGGTGAGGCGGTCGGATGAATTCGGATAATCGCGTTTTCCGAATTTCTCCGAATGGCATGAACGGGACGCCTTGGCGCAGCTCACTATCATGGCCCCAGATACAAGACTGGGGGCCCTGGTGGCATACACAGACGAGATAAGGCAGGCCGCCAGGCGGTTGTACCTGCGCCGCTGGAGCGCACAAGAGATCAAGGATGAACTGGAGCTGGGTAGCGTCCGGGTGGTCTACCTGTGGGCGGAAAAGTATGGCTGGACCGAGCTCCTCAGTGATGAGGCGCTTGAGGACGCCATTACCCGCCGTTATCAGGCGCTGGCCGGCAAGGGCAAAAAGAACCACGCAGATCTCGCCGAGATGGACAGGCTGATCGGCCACCATGTCACTCTCAAGGAGCAGGCGGTCAAACTTGCCGAGCGCGAGCAGACGCTCAAAGCCAAGCGGCGTGAAGAGGCGCATGACGCAGGCGATGACGCCCCCTCTGGACGTGAGCGGCAAGAAGGCGGCAAGCGCAAGAAGGGCGGGAAGAAGAGCAAGAACTGGGTCAATGATCTGGGCCCGGAGGACTTCGAGGGGTGGCTGGCATCGCTCTACCCTCATCAGCTGTATGTGCGTGACATCAAGAACAATCCCGAGATGCCACGCACCCGCAATATCCTCAAAAGCAGACAGGTCGGCATGACCTACTACTTTGCCGGCGAAGCGCTCGAGGATGCCGTGCTCAATGGCGGTAACCAGATATTCCTGTCTGCGACCCGGGCCCAGTCCGAGATCTTCCGGCTTTACATCATCAAGCTGGCCCGCACCTTCTTGGGGGTTGAGCTCAGCGGCAATCCCATGGTGCTCTCCAACGGTGCGACCCTGGTGTTTTGCTCAACCAGCGCCAACTCTGCCCAGGGCTACACCGGCAATTTCTACGCCGACGAATACTTCTGGATCAAGAACTTCAAGGCGGTCATGGACGTGGCCACCGGCATGGGTTCGCAATCCCACTGGCGCAAGACCTTCTTCTCTACCCCCTCAAGCAAGGCGCACGGCGGTTATCGGCTGTGGTCTGGGGATGACTGGAAGGGCAAGGACGCCAAGCGCCTAGCCATGGAGTTCCCGACCGCTGCCGAGCTACGCGACGGCGGGCGGGTCTGCCCGGATAGAGCCTGGCGCTACATCATCACCCTGGAAGATGCGGTGGCGCAGGGGTTTGACCTCATCAACATGGAGCTCTTGCGAGAAGAAACCTCCATTGAGGTGTTCGACCACCTCTATATGTGCGAGTTCGTGGATGAAGAGGGGGCCGTGTTCAAGTTTCAACACATGGAGCGGGCCAGCATCGATGCGAGCAAATGGAACGACTACAGCAAGGAGCTGCGCGAACCGTTCGGCAAGCGTGAGGTGTGGCTGGGCTATGACCCTAGTCGAACCCGCGATAATGCCACCCTGGTGGTGGTTGCCCCGCCACTGTTCCCTGGCGAAAAATTCCGGGTGCTGGAGAAGCACTTTTGGCGAGGGATGAACTTTCGCTACCAGGCGGACGAGATCGAGAAGATCGCCAAGAAATTCCGCGTCACTTACCTGGGGGTCGACGTGTCCGGCGTGGGGAGCGGGGTTTACGACCTGCTGCAGCCGGTGTTCAAGTCAACCATCACCCCGATTAACTACAGCGTCGAGAGCAAGGCGCGCCTGGTCTTGAAGATGGTAGATGTGGTCGAGTCTGACCGCATTGAGTGGGATCAGGAAGATATCGAGATCCCGCTCGCCTTCATGAGCATCAAGCGCAGCACCACCGGACAGGGGCAGATGACCTTCCGCGCCTCGCGCAGCAGTGAAACCGGCCACGCCGATGTGTTCTTTGCCATCGCGCACGCCATCGACAACGAGCCGCTCGATACATCGCGCCGGCGCAAATCTACCTGGGTGACCAGCAAACGAGGAAAACATGAGTCGCAAACAGCGTTCACAGCAGCCAGATGCCGCGCAGCCAGCAGCCAGCACCGCCATGGTTGCCAACCGCAAAGCCGTCACCTTCTCGGTGCCGGAGCAAGTAGATCCTGCCGCCTGGATGACCGACTACACCGACGTGTTCTACAGCCCGTGGGGCGAGTATTACATGCCGCCCATCGACCGGCATGGGTTAGCCAAGGTCGCCCGTATCAATGCGCACCACGGCGCTATCTTGATGGCTCGGCGCAACATGATCTCCGGGCGCTTTATCAGCAGCCCGGGCGTACCCCGGGAGGTGATCACCGCCTTCACGCATAACTTCCTGCAGTTCGGGGACGCGGCGTTGCTCAAACTGCGCAATGGCTTCGGGCAAGTGGTGGGACTTTACCCGCTCTCCGGGCTCTACCTGCGGCGCAAGAAGGGGGGCGGGTTCTTGCTGTTGCAGCGCGATGGCCATCACCTGCATTACCGCGAAGAAGACATCATCTGGCTGGCACAGTACGACCCAGTGCAGCAGATCTACGGCCAGCCGGATTACCTGGGCGGCCTGCAGTCGGCGCTCCTGAACAATGACGCCACTATGTTTCGGCGCAAGTACTTCCTGAACGGGGCGCACATGGGGTTCATCTTCTACGCCACGGATCCCAACATGGACGATGACCAGGAAGAGGAGATGAAAGATATGATCGCCAGCTCCAAAGGGGTGGGCAATTTCAAGTCAATGTTTGTGAACATCCCGAACGGCAAGCCGGACGGGATCAAACTTATCCCGGTGGGCGACATTGCGACCAAGGATGAGTTTTCGGCCATCAAGTCCATCACGGCGCAGGACGTACTGACCGCGCACCGGTTCCCGGCGGCGTTGGCGGGCATTATCCCGGGTATGGGCAGTGGCGGGCTGGGCAACCCCGAGCAGTATGACCGGACCTATGCGCGCAACGAGACGATCCCGATGTGTGAGCTTATCGAGGACACCATCAACGGTGCTGGTCTGCCCAAGCGGCTGTGGGTCTCGTTCGATAGGGAGCACGGTGTTGCCGCCTAATACTGTATACCGACACAGGTGTATGTATAATCAGCAGCTGATCAGTTATCACGGGGGGCGTATGCGGGTATTTTGTCGAGAGTGCGGCGGGAAGGGGAAGATCACCAAAACGCAGCGCTTTAGCGCGGACACCAGTGATTCCTATTGCCAGTGCAACGATCCGGAATGTGGCCACACCTGGGTGATACAGCACTCCTTTAAACACACGCTGAGCCCATCAGCGCGCACCACGACGCAACTGGCGTTGAGCCTAATCAAGTCACTTGGCCCGAATGGGCGCAAGACGCTGCAGCAAGAACTGCAACTTGAACAATGAAGAAGGGCCGCATCGATGCGGCCCTTCGCTTATCTGCTCGACTGTAATTCATGGCGAGCAGACACAGCCAAAAAGTGGCTCCGATCCCGATACTGCCCATGCGAGGCGCTGACGCGGTTATCGATGTGCTGGATCAGGGTATCCGGCAGGCTGACATTGATCCGCTTTGGCCGCCCCTCAAATGCAGATACATCGACGTCCAGCATCAACCAGGCACAACAAAACGCATACTCCGGATCGGCGCGATAGCGCATGACACCAAGATCGCTAATGGCATCAAGAGAGTGTCCCTGATCACGCCACTCCTCCAGCACCATGGTTATCGCCTCGGTGACCATGGAAGGGATCTCTTTCTCTGAATCGGCAGCACTGAAGCAGCCAAAGCCAGCAGAGCAGAGTGCAGGCACAACCAAGCCAAACGCTTCACCGTCTTGGGCCGGCAGTTCGACCCCGACTGAAAACAGCATAATGCTCCTCCTCAAATCAAGGTGCGGCGGGGTTATATCCCCGCCGCTTTTTTGATGGACTTGACTGTACCAACCGGCAGATTGCCTTTTGGGTGTGGCACTGGGAATGTTTTCCCAGTGAGGGGAGAAAACCATATCTGGTGACTCCCCTTACCCTGCCGTTTCAATTCACAACCGGCGGCGGTCAATTCCTTGATTAGGTCAGCTGATTTCATCGTTCCTCCTAATCTGAAATTGATTATACACACCAATACACACGAATCAATTTTTTCTTATATCCGGAGGGAAATTCCTGCCGCGCTTCGCTTGCCGGCCACCAAAATCCACGTGACAGACTGCGCTAGTCACGCGAATTTTGCGGCACCAATTTCAGCAAACGGGTCTCCGGTCTGTGCCAATGGCGATCATCTCTCGCGCACGTATCATCTGCGCGGCATCCCTGACACAGTCGTGAAGTGAGTTATGCGGGACAAACCACTGTTCATCCTTCCAGTTTTCCAGATAACCCTTTTTCCCATCGGTCAGCGCATCGATGTAGGTCCGCACGTCGCGCACCTGGTTAAAGCGCCAAGGCACTGGCAAGCCGAAGTCCTCAAACAGACTTGCCAAGATGGGGGGATCAAAGTCAGTACCCCGGGCGAACAGCTGCGCACCCTGGACAAAGCCTGAGAAAAGGGCGAGCGCCTCGCGGATCGACACTTGGCTCCCGCTGATGATACTGGCCCGGGCTTCTTGGCCACGCCCGTTCCACCACTTCACGGTACCCGGATCCACCGTGCGGCCAGCCAGGAGCTGCTCGGTGACGTTTAGCCGCAAATGCAACGTCGTCTCTCCATCGGCAAATAGCTCGCCATTGTCGAACGCCAGAGGCAACTGCGCGTCGCTCTTGTTGAAGCGAACGGCGGACAGGGTGAGCACCAGAGCTCGCTTATCCGTTGCCAGTGTTTCTGTGTCTACTACGACGGTATCGCCGTCTCGCTGTTGATTGCTCATGCTCCTTTTCCTCCTCGTCTCATCGTGGGGTCACAGCGCTCCTGGCGAGCCAGCGCCCACACCTTATTCTCCTCCCTGACGGCCTCCACTGCGGCATGTCCCCACAGTTTTCCCGCCGCCTCCAGAGCTCCCTCCCTCTCCAGCTTGGCCGCCTTGGTGGCGGTCTGCATGTAGGGGCTCTTGGCTCGACAGCCCATCATCATCACTTCGTTGGCGTTGGTTTCATCAGTCATGTCATTTGCTTCCTGGTTGTTAAAGCTGGCGCCATAGGCACCAGCCGATCTGCTACGAATGCGACGATATCGCCGCCGTTTGGTGTTACTGCATCGGCCCTGTCCATCAGGTGAGTGAGCAAGGCCTCCCGATGGTCTGGGTGAATGTCTGTCAGGCGTGCCTTGGTGGCCTCGACGATGGTGCGATGGATGTCTTGCTCGTCTGTCGGCAAGCGCCAGTCATCAGAGCCCCCGAAGAACTCGGCATTGCTGATCGCCTCCTGCCGGCGCTCCACCGGTGGTTGCGGCCACGCCTGCAGATCGACGGTATCGCGCAGCCGCTCAAGCTGGGCACTGGCCTGTTCTGCGTCTTCCTCCTCCAAGGCATCCAGTAGCGCCAGCGCATCATCGGCGCCGGTGGCCGTCATGGCCGCCAGCCATGCCGCGGGGTCGCCAGACTGCGCCAGCATCCCCCTGATTTCATCGAGCGAGGCGGTGCGCCGCTCTGCCCTCCATGTCGCCTCGAGCCCCGCCTGGTATGGCGAAAGCTCATCCGGCGATGAATACGGGTGTTGTTCGGAAACTTTCAGGTCCCCATTTCGGATGCATACGTACCTGTCCCCGGCCTTCACTATCAAACCGCGCTGGATCATGGCCACGTCTTCGGTATCTAGCCCCAAATGGAATAGATTCATCCCGCTAAATGGATCCTTCTTAGACCCTCGGAGATCGTCCCGTACAGTTGTTGCCAGAGCTCCAAGGGGAGGAAGGGCTTCGCTTCGCTCACAAACCTTTAACTCGCTGCGCTCGCCCACACCCCAAAACCCGCCATCCTTAGGCGTGGTGGTGCTCTGTGACCCACACTTGCGCAATACCCACTCACCGGAGCGGGTCTGCTGGATGTGGCCGTCAGCGGCGCGCACGCCCACGAGTTTGGTGGTCGGCTCGCCGTATTGATTGGGTTCGGCAAAGGCGGTGCGGTGGATACTCAAAGGACGTTCATCACGACGGCAGCAGGGGCCGCCCATGGCCTGGGTGAAGTTCTTCCAGTCCACGGCATCGGCATAGCGTCGGCACTCTTCCATGATGGGGCTTGCCAAGGGGGCCACGACGACCCCCTTGGCTTCTTGCAGACGACCCGGCAACTTGCGCAGCTCTCGCCAGATCCCGACCGGTGGGCCTTTCAAAGGTTGGAACTGGCGCAGGCCCCAGAGGGAGGCCCACGCCCGCACCCGGCGGGCGCCTTCGGTGGCTGCCGTCTCGGCTTCCAGATCGCCCTGGTCACCGACGCGGTGGCCATCGATGTTCTTGGCGATGTATTTGACGATGTAGCCGACCGCGCCGCCTTTCTCCTTGTCCATCTCCTTCCAGTTAAAACGGGGGTTGATGTCGCTATAGGGGCACTTGCTCTCTGGGTGGCGCTTGCGCTCCAGATCGCCTTTGTCATGGCTCAGAGCGTAGCGCTGCAGGATGCCGATCAGCCGGTGCTTGTGTTCTGGTTTGACCCAGATCAACAGGTGCCAGTGGGGCGTACCGTCGTGATGCGGCTCGACCACCCGAAAGCCGAAATAGTCGATGGGGTCATCATAGGGGCGCGGGGTGTTGGCGAGGTGCTGTCGGAATTTGTCCCAGCCCCCACCAAGGCGCCACTTAGCGGGGCCATCGATGTGAGGCTGGATTGCGCGAACCCCTTTGCAGCGAAGGGGCTTGCTGGGCACCGGCAACCCCGGTGCCATGGATACGTTGCGATCGAGGGCCGAGCGGCAGCGCTCCCACAACTTACCTATGTAGCGCTGTGCATCGTTGGGGGATGAGCCGTCGTGCTTGGGATTTTCTGTTGTGGTGTCGGCCTTGCCTGGCTGGGAAGCCTTCACCGTCTTCCACGGGTGAAAGCGGCTAGGGGCTGTCCAGGTGAAGAACAGCCCCACATATCCCATTTCGTCAGCCACATCAGAAAAGCCCCTGGCGCGCACCACCAGTTCGTGGCGGCGGTTGGTGGGGTTGGCAACGGAGGCTTTGACCGCCTCCTCCAAGCTGATGACTATATTGTCCTGGGCGTTATAGGCTTCCATGTCCTTGAGCCAAGCGGCGGCCATTCGCTGGCGCTCGACAAATGCCTGCAGCCCCTGACTAGAGACGTAGGCAGAGACGCCCTTACGCACCTTGCCGAGCAAGATGGCGCAATGTTCGTTGTACTGATCCCATATCTTGCGCAGGCGTCTTTCCCACCACTTGGGGTCAAACCAGCGGATAAGGCGGGAGGCAATGAAGCTGTCGCGCCCCTCGGTTGTTCTGAACCTGGGTAGGCGGGGCAACATGCCCCATGCGTCGACTGGCTGCTTGCACATATTCCACAGGTGGAGCGCTGGCACCAGCTGCTTGCCTGAATCGGTGGCAACATCACGCAGCCGGACAACTCGTTCGACGTAGTTGACGGCCAGACGCTCTCGGCTCTGTTTAGTGCGAAGCTGCTCGAGGGGCTCGGGGATAATGTTCTGCACCTGACGCAGGGTATCGATGCGACTCGATAGCCAACGGTTAGCGTCATAGCTGATGGCCACACCCTTGAGCACGTCAGGGGCGCGGCGACGGCAATAGCCCACGAACAGCTCTGCGCGCAGGTCTTTGGGCAACTGCACCCCTGGCCCACCGTGGTCTCTGGGAATGGGTCGCTCGAGCAGGTCTAGCGCCCAGAACAAGTCATAGGCGCCCTGTATCTCAGAAAAATAGGAGCGGATAGCTGCAATCTGGCTATCGAGATCCAGCGCAGCTGGCGCCCGACGAGCGGGCGGCAAGCGTGAATCAGCCAAGGAGCACAGCGTGACACGGCGCGTGTTCATGATGGCCTTTGCCATTTTTTTGACAGATGCAGCCAGCTTCCAGGGAGAAGGCTCCCTGAGCAGGACGGGTTTTGCATCAAATAGCGAGGCGGGGTGGTGCTGTTGCATCAGAACGGCAGGGGCTCGTCACAATCCAGGTTGGCAAGCTTGTGCGCGGCCTGATAACTGTTCCATTCCGCACAGCTAATGAAGTTCCGATAGATGCGGCATTTTTGCGCCAAAGCATGACAAGCGACACTCCGGCGATGGGAAGCCGCGAGCATTGCCTTTAGCTCTTTTCGACACATGCTCAGGGCTGCCCTATCTATTTGTTCAAGCGCATTCCAAGCCGTGATTTCTGCAACAAGTTTCGCTTCATACACAGCAACATCAGGGGGGCTTTTCATTTTTTGGACCTTCATCAGAACGGCAGGGGCTCATCGCAACGCAGGTTGGCGAGCCTGAGCTCACTGCGGCGCAGGCGTGCTACACAGTCCCGATAGATGCGTCGAGCAATACGGCAACTCGAGAGGCGAGATCGGCGACCACGCCAGAAAACGCTGGAGCGACGACGCATGCGCCATATTTTCAGGGATTGCTGACACTCCCGAAGCCGACACCGGCTAAAGTCGACACATGCGTGCAAGTCGAGGACATCTTTTTCCAGGGCTGCAATTTGGTCTGAGTAATCAGGGGTGTTTTTCATCACGCGCGCCCCACTCTTGCTAGCGTCTGGGGAATGCCAGTGATATCGAGCAACTGCCGGCAACGGATGCGGTACATCTCGATCACGTTGGCGGCATGGTTGCGGGTGGCCCTGGCGCAACGGCAGCGGGTCAGCAGGTTTGGCAAATCGACCTCGGGATACCCGACGGTGTAGCGGTTGCGGCGCAGAGATAGCAGCTCGTTCTGGAGAGTTCGCAGGCGATGCTCGTCATGGCGCAAGCTATTGCACCAGTCATCGAACCGGCGCTGCTGTTGCAGCAGCTCGGCTCTGGCGCTTTTGATCTGCTGATTGCTCACCTGATCACCTCGCCCAGTCCATGCAGGGGGGCGCACTCTTTCCACCACTCCTGAATTTCGGTGGCAAGTGTTGTTTCTCCTTGGCCGAGTGCAATCCAGTAGATGGCACGAATAGATCCAAGGTGTAGGTACCTGGCTTCGACAGTCCCATATGCGGCGGAGAAAGCGCTGATACAGCTAGCCCGATACTCCTGCCAATGCAGCCACAGCCCGCTTTTCGGCTGGCCTGGCTCTGTTGTACCCACCTCGTCATCGTCACCACTGTCATCATCGAGCAGCGCATCTGGGCGACTGGTAACAACCAGCTGGATCTGGATGTGTTGCGGGCCAGACTGAACGGCGCCCATGCACACTCGGTTGTCATTCGCCTGAGCTGCGAACATGTCGGCCAGCATGCTTTCGACCAGCTTTGGCGCTTGGCTGGCTATTTTGATTGCGTCGCTCATATCATCCTCTGCGCTTTTTCTTTGATGTCAGGCTGCTATATCGCTCATGAGTCATGAGAGAAAAGCAGGCTGCGCCGGCAGCGCGATAGAGCCGGTATCTCAGGCCCACATCAATCACCTCACCGCCGGCATACTTCAACTTCCGTGGCCTGGCACAAGCCAGCAATTCGGCCGCTCTGGCCTCGATGCCTGTCGGCACGTTTCCCAGCGTTTTGAATCGTTGCGTCATTGCACATCTCTCCCGTTGGTTATCGCTGAACCCCCACGCATAGGGGCTCAGCGATAAGGCCGGCGAACCGGCCAGACATTACGACTTCTTGGAGCGCATCATTGGCCACAAGATGACGAAGGCGACGCCGATCAGCAGGGCATCAGATGCCATCGACAGCAGACGCGAACTGAAATCGACGCCGACCGACAGCAGCATGAAAGCCCCTGCCAGTGCCCAACGCAGGTTAGACATAGTCAGCTAGGCGCAAGCCCAGAGCGTTAGCTACGGCATCGAGTTCCTTCTGTTCTTCCGGCTCGATCTCCCCATCGGCCAAGGCGACGGTCAGCATGGAAACCAGCACATCCTCGGCTTCGTTGCGGTTGCTTTTAACGTCTCCGATCTCACGCATGATCTCGAGGCGCGCCACGCGATATCCGGCATGTAGGCGCTCGGTGAAACGGTTCATGGTGTCGGTGACTTCATGGCCGAACCCTTCCAGCGCTTTGGAAGTGCGCAGCAGGGATTCAATGGTCTTGAGCTCTGCCTCTTCACACTCGCCATCAGCGAAGGCGATCAGCATGCAGCCGCCGACAACTGCCTCCATCAGATCGCGGTTTTCCAGTTTCTTGAGCTCAGTGCGAGCGGCGGTGGCTTTCTTGCCAAACAATTTTCCAATTCCAAACATGTGATGATCCTTATGGGTTGAGTGCGCTGACATCGTCAGCGGTGAGGATTGGCGACACGGGATTTTTGCCAGTCATGAGCCACGTGGCGTGCTGGTGTAGTGCGTAGTGATTGGCTATCTGCAGGAGAGCAAAGCCTCCGATCTCGCGATAGCCGAGCTCATAGTTTTTGAGCGTGGTCGGCGGGATACCCAGCAGGTCTGCAAATTTTGGGCGACTCAGGTTCATGGCTTCGCGTAGCTGGCGAAGCCGCTTGGCGGTTTCTTCACATAGATCCACAAAGGGAGTGAGTTCAGCGATTGGCATAGGCGCGGATATTATTGGGCTCCTTGATTGGCACTGATGCGATTGATGTGACCGAACAGGGAAGCCCAGACCAAGGCGTGAGCACGCTGGGCCAGGATCGTCAGGTCATTTTCCGAATAACGGGCGGCGTATGGCCCTGTGATACGGCAGTTCTGGATCTTGCGGTTGCGCAGCGCGCAGGGGATTGCTAGAGTTGACATGTCAATATTCCTTGGCAGGTTGTTGATAGGAACCCCGTTAGGCGTGTCGAGCGCCGATGACCGGGGTTTTCTTTTGCCCGCTATTCGCGGTTTTCTGCCCGCCGACAATCGACGTCAGCAAGGCCTTTTTCTTTTCCAGCTGATCGACTGGTCCTGTCCGTTCCTCTTCTCTCTGCTCCGGCAAACAGCCGGTGTGCCACTCGTATTCCGACATCCGGCCATGGAACAGATGCTGTAACCCGAGCTCTATCACTGCCTGGCGGATCGACTCTCTATCACCTCTGCCGATGGGTAATACCGGGCTAGCAAATGCCGCCGGCAACTCGGCGGTGTAGCAGATGGCTGCTCGCTGTTTCTGGTTGGCCTCGCGCCAGTAGCGTGGCACTTGGGATTTGCTTTGGAGAAGCTGGGCCCTGAGCAGGGCTGGATAATCTTCGTTATGTGTCATCTGAGATCAGCCTCAACTAGCTAGGGTCATGGTGACGAAGCGTTCTGCCTGATAACGAGCTTGCAGATAGAGGGCGTAGAGATTGACGCGGCGATGGCTGCGTCTGCCATCTTGCAAAATAGGCAACAGGCCACGGTCGGCGCGCCGGCGGATGGTGTTGGTTTTCTCACCTTGTCGCTCGGCATATTCAGCCAGTGACTCGCTGACGATCGCCTTGCCAGTCTCACGGCTAAAAAATGGATAGTCAGCGGGTAAGTCACTGACATCACTGGGGATGCGGATGATTTTCGATCTGTGGGTCATTGTGATACCCTCGCGCTGTATGTGTGTTTTGTGTTACTTCGTGGTAGGTAGTGACTACCAATGGCTAAGATATTTGCACGTAAAAACGTATGTGTAAATATTTTTAATACGGAATTGCGTATCTTGATTTCGGTTAGACTAAAAAATGAGCGGCTCAGGTTGGGGCTTACTCAAGAATTGCTTGCAGAAGCGTCAGGGATTAAGCGTCGAACTTTGCAGGATTGGGAGAGAGGCTTATCGACACCGCCCGCTTTGCAATTGAGCGCCCTTGACTCTGTTGGATTTGATGTCCAGTACATCATCACTGGTCGTCGTCAATCTGACGGGCTTGGTGAGTCCGCAGTTCACCAAGCGGTATTGGATGCCGTTGATCTGCTATCCCTGGAAGACAAGGTGGACGCGGCCCAGTTGGCCAAGGCGGTTGTAAAACTGATCGCCAAATCTGTGCCAGACACTGAGCCAGCAGCAGGCTCAATCACTAATAGCGGTGATGGAGTTCAGCAAAACTTCGTCGGTTCAACGGTTGGGAAGGTGGTGACTGGAGATATCACCATAGGGAAAGGTAAAGGGCAGTGAGCGAGAGGGAGGACGGCCAAACCTTTGTTGGTCCAGTCAAGTACGTAGCGGGTAATGATGTCAATGTTACCCAGTATTTGAACAACCTGGGCCCCGAGTTGACCCCAAGCCAGCGTTGGGAGCTCAACATCTTGGTGAACAAACTCAACCAGGAGTATGACGAGCCTCCCAAAGACACTTGGATGTATGTGCATGATGCGATAGGCCTCAAGAATATTGAGGCCTATCGGCTGGCCCACTTTCGTACAGCGAAAGCCATTTTGACCTTGCTGCTTGAGCGTGCAGAAATTGCACACCAAAGCTGTTGCCTGATTGATGTCGACGAGCTGCAACAAAGTCAGCAGCGGTTGCTGGATGAGTGCCAGCGGCTGAAGGCACTGGCCACCCACGAACGGCAACTCAATGAGCAAAACACGCGAGAGCTGTTACAGCATCAGCGGCAGCTGGATGCTGTGACAAAGCAACGCGATGGCTCACTGAGAGCCCAGTTAGATCTTAAGCAAAAAATTTCAGGTCTTGTGGCCGAACTAGCCACAAACCAAGAGGCAGCTTCGAAAACACGGCGGGCAAAAAATGCCTGGCGTATCGGTTTGTTTTTGGTGCTGATGCTGTCTGGTAGTGGGATCGGATTACAGAACCAATTGCATGCAGAAGCCTTAACACAAGAGCGGTCACGGCTGACCGTGTGCGAATACGCCGGCGCCCCTTACAACTGGGGAGCCCGCATCAAAACCGCCACTGGCATGCAGAAGTGCGTGAAAAGCCGCACTGGGCAATATCTGTGGCAGCCAGAGCGATAGTTGTGAACCGCCTGAAGGTAAGGTTGATTAATGTCTAATGAAAATATTGATCCACAGATGAGTGCTGCACTTAAGTCGCTGACTGGCACAAGAACTGATGAAATGATTGATTTTTTGCAAAAAAGAATTGCAACAGGCCTTCATTGCGTCATGTGTGGCAGTGGTGATATGAGCGTCATAGGGACAGACACGCAACTTTTTGTGTTTGCCATACCGTCGGTGATAAGCGATAGAGATAAAGAACATCGCAAGTACTTGGCGTCTGTCGCAGTATGTGGCAACTGTGGTTTTGTGCATATGTTTTCACCAAGCTCCCTTCTAGAACAACAAAATATATCTCCGGAGGAAAGGTGAAATGATGTCTAATGTTCACGATTTCCCGGCTCGTTCTGTCAACCCATTGAAGCCGGGCGGGTCGGCCGGTGGCGCAGGAGGAGGGGGAGATATGATAGATTCCAAAGTGGCAAAACTTGAGTCTGATGTGTCGCACATTCAGCGCGATGTCACTGATATCAAGCAGAGGCTTGAGCGGGTAGCTGATGACGTCAACGACCTGAAAGTGTCTATGGCTTCCCTTGCTGGGCGGCAAGACACATTCGAGATCAAGCTCGATGCCTTGGACAAGAAACTCGATAGCAAGTTTGATGGTTTGGACAAGAAGTTCGATACCAAGTTTGATGGTTTGGACAAGAAGTTCGATACCAAGTTTGATGGTTTGGATAATAAGTTTGCGACCAAAGCTGATCTACACGAAGCATTGGGCAAGCAGCAGAAATGGATGTTCAGAACCATGCTAACCATCATGGGTATTGGTATTGGGCTTACTGGGACTGTTGTGACGTTACTTATCAAATATCTTCCTCACGCATCTTAACGCAGGCTCAGTGTTTAGTTCTCGAAATACGCCCCGATGGGCGTATTTTTATAGGTTCAAGAATCCCCCTTATGAGCATCAAATCCACTGCAGAAGGTTATCTGGTCGATATCCGTCCGCAAGGCCGTGACGGCAAGCGGATCCGCAAGCGCTTCAAGACCAAATCCGAGGCTCAGCAATTCGAACGGTGGGTGCTCTCCACCCAGCATGATAAAGAGTGGCTCGGGAGACCTCCTGATACGCGCCTCCTCTCTGAGCTCATTGAGCTATGGTGGCGCTTTCATGGACAGACTCTCAAGGTGGGGGCTGCCACCAAACAAAAGCTTCACAACATTGATGCAGCCATGGGCCACCCACAGGCCCGCCATGTGGATAAAAAAGCATTCACGGAGTACAGGGCGCGCAGGCTTGATGCAGGCCGGCAGCACCGAACGATAAACCACGAGCAGAATATGCTGAGTGGTGTTTTCACGACGTTGATTGAACTTGGCCATTACCATCATGAGCACCCACTCAAAGAGCTGAAAAAGATCAAAGACCCTCAGAGAGCGATGGGTTTTCTCACTCGTGCAGAGATATCGGCCCTGCTTAGCTCAGTGGATGGCGATAACGAAAAGGCGATTAAGATGTGCCTTGCCACAGGAGCTCGCTGGAATGAAGCGACGGGGCTACGGCGTGAAGATGTGGTTAACGAGCGCGTCACCTTCACGAACACCAAAAATGGCAGAAACAGAACGGTTCCGATTTCGCGGGCTCTTTTTGATGAGATCACTCACGGAAAGAGTGGTGGCCGGTTATTTCCAGATGTCGATTATTTGACTGTGCGGGAGCGCATTAAAGCCATCGCCCCAGGCTTGCCTGCTGGTCAGGCTGCTCATGCCCTACGGCACTCGTTCGCCAGCCACTTCATGATGGGAGGCGGCAATATCTTGGCCCTGCAGCGGATCCTCGGTCATCACAACATCCAGCAAACGATGACCTATGCGCATTTCGCCCCCGATTACTTGAGTGACGCTGTGCGATTCAACCCCCTGGAGAACGACGAATCCACGAGGGGGTAG